GGATTACTAAAAACTAAATTAAAATTAATACAGCCATTAAATGATTTAAGACTTAATGAAATGATAATTTTAATTACAGATAAAGTAGGAGTATTTCCTTTTAAAGAAACTAGTAGAACTGAACAAGTATTTGCTAGAAGTGTATTATATTATATATTACATAATTATTATAAATTAAAGTATGTTCAAATAGAAACTTTAGTTAAAAAACACTTTAAAAAATTTAAACCTAAAACTAAAGATATGAGGTCTACAATACAACATAATATTAATAGTATTGAAACTATGTTAAATTTAGGTGTAGAAAAAAATTATATAGAAATATATAATGAAATACTAGATGAATTAAATTTAAAAAAATAAAAAAAAGAAAGAAAACAGTTAATTATGTGATTTATTTGATTAGTTTATTTAAAAATTTAAGGGATAGATAGAGTAGCTTTTTAGCTATTTCTGTGTCTATCCCTTATTTTTTTTTCAGCGTGTATTAATCTTCAATATAGCTATCAATAGTATTAACTGCTCCTGATAAATATTTAATATTTTTACTAAATCTATGTAAAGGTTTAGCTTGTTTCATTAATTTTTCATCATCTGTTAAATTACCCTTAATTTCTAAAACTACATCTTTTAACATCTGTAAATTATTAGTTATGTAATTAGTACCAGGAATTGGTGATTTTAAAATATCTGTAAAACCAAAAGGATTATAGAAAAATGATAATTCTGCATAACTAAACATATTTTATTTTTTAAATTTTATTCCTTTATTATCTTTAAACCATTGTATATAACTTTCTTTTCTTTCTTGTAAAATTCTAATAGCTTCACTTAATCTTTTACTTGATTGTCTATCTACTTCCAATAAAGTATCATTAAATCCTGTAAAAGCTCCAAAACTTTCAAATCTATCTCCAATTTCTACAGGAACTACACTTACTCTATATCCAATAGGTATTCTTTGAGAAGTAGCAAAATTATGTGTATTTCTATTAAAAGTAATAGAAAATTTAATTTTTTTGTTATCTTCTATTGTATCAATATATTCTTTATGTAAACTCATTATTTATTATTATTTTATATTTTCTAAAGGATAAGCATTTAAAATTGAATTTTCATCTATTACTGGAAATCTTGCACTATCATCAGTAGCTGTTAACATATATATAAATGAATTTTCATTAGCTTCTTTTAAAGCAGCTTTTACATGTAATTTAGCAAATTCAATCATTATCCCACTAATTTTAGTTCTTAATGCTATATTATCACCAAAGGATATATCTAACATTGATTCTGCTGTTGGTATTTTACTCATATTATTAATTTTATATCTTTAATTCTATTCATTAATTTTATTTCCCATTCTTTTGCTTTTTTAGTAACAATAAAATGTTCTATAAGTTCAATAAAATGTTTTGCTGTATTTTCTGACATCATTTCAATAGAATTATTACTAAAATTATCTTTATTATTTAATACAGATTTTTCCCATATTTCATCATGATAAGCTCTTGATTCTATTTCTTTATTACTCATATTATTTTATTTCATCTGGTTCTATTATAGTCATTCCTAATATATCTGTTAGTTCATCAGTTATTCTTTCTTCTACATCAAAAGAAAACATACAATAACCTAATTCTATACCTTCAAAATTTTCTAGTATATTAGTAATTCTAACTTTAAGTTGATATTTTTTAAAAGTATTGGTTTCTTTATCATACTCTTGTAAATAAACTATATCACCTAATTTAAAATTTCTATCATTTTTTCTTAATTCTGCTTTTTTCTTTCCTAACCATATCTCATTGAAATATGGTTGAATACATTTTAATGTGTGTATATTACTCATTTTCTATTATAATTTCTTATTAATTATTAAATTAGCAGTAACAGTATGAGAAAACTCATACTGTCTACTATCTAATTCATTATCTATAATATATTGTTCAAAAGCTTCTTTACAAGCTTTTTCTATTTTTAATTTAATATGTTCACCTATATCATGTATTTCTTCAATAGGTATTTCTATTTCTTCTACCATTGTTTTATTTAATCTATTATTGGTTTAACTTCTATTAATTCCGTATTAATTACTCTTACTGTTGTATCACTAGGAATACTATAATCATTTTCTTGACTTAAATGTTCAATACAATCTTCTAAACTTAAACTAGATTCCGTTTCTACTTTAATTAAAAAATATACTGTATGTTTTGAAAGTATAGGTTGATTTTTTACACATATAATATTTACATGTTTTTCACAATTATTACAAAAACTATCTGTAGCTTCTGCATCTGAACATAAATCACCTAAATCTCCTGTATTTGGATTAACCCATTGTTTTTGTTCTACATCTGTAGATTTACATTCTTCACAAATATATATCATTGTTTTATTTAATTGTTAATCCATAATTAGTTTGAATTACAGCTCCTTCTATAATTCCACCTTTTTCTATAAATTCTTTAATAGGAGTTTTAAGTATATCAGTTGTACTTTCAATTTTTCTACCTAAAACATCACCTATTTTAGCTACATCTTCTATTGTTAATCTATCTGTAATTTTAACAGTTTTCCATTCATTATCTATTCTTTCTTCATCTATAATTACTTGTTTAGATTGTCTTGTAGATAATTTAAAAGTACCAACTTCTAATCTATAAATATCTTTTTTACTATCTTTTTCACCAAATATTTGTAAATTAGTTAATAATACTTTTTCAAATCTATCTATTATACTTTGTTGAGTAGCTTTATATTTATTAATTCTTTCTATTTCCTTATTAGCAAAATCTACTTGTGCTTCTAAAGTTTTAATAGACATTATTAAATTTTCAGCTATTTCATTAAAGTTTTCTTTAGTAACTGTTAATAGTTCTTCTTGACCATCTTCAAGAATACCTTCATTATCTTGTAAATCTTGCATTAATTGCAAGTATGTTTGTTGTATATGATATAAACTTTGCATTATTTTATTTATTTATTATTCTATCCAAAAATTACTTCTCCATAAAAAACCGTTTGTAAAATTACATCTGCTGTTTCAGCATCATCATTTTCATTTATCATATCAGATAAATATTCAAATGGAGTTAATTTCACTTTTTCATAAACATCTTTAATAGTTATAGATTTAGTATTATCTTTATCTTCAATATCTTTTAAAGTTAATTTATACCCATCTTTTAACATTTGAATCCAAACATCTTCAAGACATGGGTTATTTAATTTACTTTTACTTAATTGATATTCTTTTTCATTACAAGTTAGCGTTAAACCATAATTACTTATATAACCTGTACCTACAGCATTACATAAAGCATTATGAAAGTATTCTAAACTTTCTTTTTCTGTTAATATTACTTGCATATCTATAATTGTTTAAATTCTTCTGTTAATTTACTTAATTCTTTTTCAATACTTTCTTTCTGTAATATTAAAAATACTTTAGTATTATTTTGTATTTCTTTATCTAAATCATAAGAAAATTCAGTATTTAATCCTATTTGAAAAAATGAATTATTACTATAAAATTGTAAATCTATTTTTCTAACTCTATCTTTTGCTTCTGTTTTATCATTACTTTTAATTTCATTTAAAAGTTCATTAATTTTTTCAAGGTATCTTTTTGCTCTTTCTATTTGATTTTCTAATGTTTTACCTCTATTTAATTGTTCTTTATCCATTTTATTTTATTATTTAATTTTATTATTCATCATCTTCTTCATCATCATCTATAAAATCTAAATCTTCTGCTGCTATTTCAGTTATATCAGCTATTCTTGCTTTACATAATTCTATTATATCTTCTTTACTATCTACATCATGTAAAGAATTAATAGCAGGTAAATCTTCCCAATCTACTCCTCAATCATCATTTAAATAATCATTTGCTATTTTTAATTTTTCTTGGTATTCCATTTTATTATTAATTTATTAGTTTTTCTTTAATTAAAATTTCTTTAACTTGTTTTATTAAATCTTCAATAGTATCATTATTATTTATTTCATAATCAAAAGTACTACCATCTAAAGCTGTTTCTGATTCATGTTCTTTATAATCTATATTTGGTATAGGAATGTATTTTATTGTGCTATCCTTATCTTTAATAGTTTTAATGTTTATTCTATTAACTCTAATAGTTATTCCACCTTTATCTTTAACAGCTTTCATTTCATTAGGAAATCTCATATCTGTAATAATCCAGTTAGGATATGTCCAAGAGCCTTTTATTTCCTTACCTACACAATCAGCATAATTAAAGCCATCGGCATTATAATTAGCAAACAAAGCATTTATCCAAATATCAGGATGAATTATTTGTCTCCCACATTGAGTCCCAAGTAGTTGAAGAATTAATCTAGGAGTCAACATAACATCTTCTGAAGCAATAAATACTTCTTCTAGATAATTTTCATCATAATACGAAAAAGCTTCATCAGCTTCTTCTATAGAATTGAATGCTGCTAAATTATTATGATTGGATTTTATCCACCAAATAGTTTTAAACCACTCTTCTCCTAATTCTTTTTCTTTAAACTCTCTATCTTCAAGTTGTTCTCTTGTACATCCTATAAGTAAACATACTATATCTTTAAGTTTATCAGCAAATTTTTTAATTTGCCATTCAGATTTATTATATGTTTTATCTAGCATTTCCCAACTAGAATAACTCATTCTACCAAAAGTATCACAATAACTCAAATATTGAATTATTTTACCAATAGTATCTTTACCACTACCAATTCTACCATTTATACCTATTATCATAATATATTATCTATTAATTTTCTATACTCTTTTTGTAACTCTTCTGAACATTCAGATATTGGTTTAGCTTCATATAAATCAGTATCTAATCCCCACATAGCAACTTCTAAATTACTATGATATTGTAATTCTCCACTAGCACTCCATCTAATAGGTAAATTAGTTTTTTTATTAAAAACTAAATATGTGTGTTCTTCATAATATTCCATTGTTTTTTTGTTTAATTTTGTTCTATTAATCTTGGTTGTTTAATTATTATTTCATTTATATCTATATCATTTAATTCAGTACAAGCTTTTAATAATTCCATAAATTTCTCTAAATCTTCTTCAAATATAGCAAATCTATCTAGTTTATAGTATTCAAATGGTTCACAACCATTTAAATTTACTTCTTTTAATTTACAACCAAATATACCTCCTTGTAATGGATGATTACTAATTTCAATAATATGATAAATTTCTTCTTTTCTCACCCATTTACTTAAAGGTATTTCCTTTGGTTTATCTGCATCATTAATACATACTGCTCTTACTATCATTTTTTAATATCCTTGTTTTTGTTTAAATTCTTCTCTTAATAATTCTTTCATATCACCATTTAAATATTTAGCAGTTTTTTCATTATGAAGTTCATATCCCCATTTTTTAAAAGGATTACTTATTTTTAATGGTGTTTTATCTAAAAATATTAAATTATTCCATCTTATAGCATATTCTTCTTTTGTTAATTCTCTAATAGGTTTTAACTTTTCACACATTAACTTATATTCTTCATATCTTTTATTAAACTTCTCTAAATCTTCTTCTTTTATACTACTGTCATGTTTTATCGCTATTGAATATTCATTCAATCCTTGTATATAATAAATATACATATTATCTAAATATTCTCTATCTTCCATTAATTTAGTACTTTCATAATGTCTATACCATGAATCATCTTCTTGTTTTTGCTTAAATCTTAATAAAGGAGTATCTTCTTCTAAAGATATAAATTTACCATCTATAATGAAATTTTTATCATCTATTATTCTATCTTTACTTTTATATGGATTACAATATTCGGTAACTTTATTAATTAGTATTATAGATATTACTGAACCTATAAATATAAATATTAAATGTATAATTATTGTTATTATTACCATTATTGATTTATTGCATTTTTAAATATTTCTTTAATTAATTCATCAGGATTATGAAATAAATCATCAGCTATCTCTTTATTTGTTCTTAATCCTAAATCATTAGAGTTCATCATGTGTTTAACTAGTTCTAATTTATAATTATTTTCTATATTTCTATATAAACTAGCTTTAGATATTTTACTACCATCTTTTAATGTTAAATAATCAGGAATAGTATTAATACCCAATGATATTAATATACCTTTATATCTATTTAATTCTTCTGAAGTTAAATTATCTTCTGTAATTTTATAAATTATTTGTCTACTAGCACTTCTAGGATTTCTACGTTGTAAAGTACTCCACCTTAAATCATAAAAGAAAATGACTGTAACTACATCAAATTTATCTTTCTTATAACTGTCAAAAATACTTAATTGACAACCATCAATTATTACTAAATCACCTTTTTTTAAATGTTCAACTTTTTGTATCATTGTTTTGTTTTTCTTTAAATTCTTTTATTATTTTATCATTATTATATTTTGTAACTCTTTCTATAATTTTTTCACTATTTCTTGAATAAAATTCTCTTGATTTATTAGCCATATACACATTAAAACACATGTTACATAAAAATCTTTTAAATCTTGCTTTTTCTTTAAATGTATTACAACCTTTACAATATCTAATTAAATTGTTTTTTAATATATCAGGATTTTCTTTAATGATTTCATTTAACTTATCAAGAATTTCTTTCATTAATATACTGTTCAAGCGTTTTTATTTTAAAATGTATAGTTCTTTGTTTACCTGTTTTAGTTAGTAAAAACTTCTGTGGTGTGAATGTTTTAGCAAATATATCAGGTACTTTCACTAAATTAGTATATATACCATGTTTTTGAAATAACCATTTTCTATTTATGCTATTTTCTTTTTCACCACCAAATCTATTAAAAGTACCTTTTATCTCTACTAACATAGACTCTCCACATTTAATAAATAAATCTTTATCTAACTTATTTAAAATGGTATTTCTACATACTGTAGAATTATCATTCAATTCTAAAGCTGTTATAGGAGGATTAATAAATATACCTAATGCTGATTTATTCCATCTAATATCAAAATCTGGAGTATAAACATGCTGTTGCATTAAAGATTGCTCTTTTAATGTACTTTTAGTTTTCTTTTGTTCTAAATACTGATAATCTAATTTTGGTGCTAGTAAATAAGTTTTAGCATCAGTATAATCTATTACATACCCTGCTTCTACTAATTCATCAAGCCACCAACAAAAAAATTGTTCTTCATTTGAATCCATATTATGTTTCATATTATGTATATTTTTTTAATAGTCTTCTTGCCTCTTCTCTATATAATACTTCATTAGAACTTGCTATTATTCTAAGTAAAAGTAAAACTTCATCAGGCATTACTTTTTTTACTGATTTTTCTTTACTAATCATTATATTATTAATCTTACTATATCTTCATATTTATCATCTAATTTAACATCTAGTTTAATTTCTTCTTCTAAAGATTTAGCTTTAGATAATTCACCATTTGTAAATATATCTCTTTCAAATCTATGAGATATTACTATTCCTTTTGGAGGATTTCCTAATACATTACTATTATGTATTGCTTGTTTTACTTTTTCTAAATTATTCATAGTATATCATTTACTTTAATTATAACTTCTGTTAATACATCACATTTAGCTTCTAAAATTAAAGTAGAATCTCTATCTACTTTCTTATTTTCTTTAATAAATCTCTTAGAACTAAAAGTATAGTTTTTCTTCTGTACTTCTAATTTATTAGATAAATCTTCATATAATTTAGATACATTTTCAAAAACTAAATCATGTTTTTCTCTAATATTTTTATATTTTTCTTCAACTTCATTTAATAATCTTAAATGTTCTTTATAACTAATTTTAGTTATTTTTGGTTTTATTTCTTCTTTTTCCATATTATTTATAATTCTAAATTAATTGGTGTTTTTTCCATTCTAGCTTTTTGCACTTCTAAAGTTTTTAATTGTGCTGTAGCTCTAACTAAAGAACTGTATTTAGCTGCCAAACTTAATTCTATTTCTCCATTAAGTAGTTTATTAGCTATATCATTAGCTTGACTTGCTAATTCTTTTACATTTGTTGGTTTCTGATATTGCATTTTCTAAATATTTAACTGCTTTTCTTAATAATTTTAAATCTGGTGGTAATCTTGCTGTAATTGAATCTTGCCATTTATGTACAATAATATTTCTTTTACTTCTATTAGCTTTTTCCCATTTACCATTAGTTTGTTTTATTTTATTTTTAACTTCTTCATTTGAATTATAATATCTTTTTCTAGCACAAGCAGAACATTCTTTTTTACTTCTATTACTTTCATGCCCACATAAAGCTATTCCAAATTTACTCATTATTTTATAAAAATTTAATCATTTGTTCTACTGCAACTTTTAATCTTTCAGGTGTTTCTTGATTATAATCTATTATTTTTGTATTAAATAAAAAATTTAAATATGTTCCATAATATATCTTTTGATGTATTTCTCCATTTTCATCTTTTTCTTCTACAGTAATTTCTATATCATATAATTTATAAAGTTCATTATCAAATGAATCTAAAAGAGTATCTTCTTTATATACTTGTTTTATTATTTCTATTTTCATTATTTTTCATTTATTAAATATTCCATTAAATCTATACCTGCATCTAAACCTTCCTGTTTAACAAAATCTGTTATATCTTTAGGATAACCATCAGGAATAAATATTTCTTCTATTTCATAAGTTGTAGCATGAAACATGCTATTTGTTTTACCAGCTTGGTCATTATCATAGTTTAGAATTACCTTATTAAATTGATTTTTATATTCTTTTATTTTCTCTAAATCTATTAATGAAGTTTCACTTGCAGGTGCTATTGCATAATAACCTAATTTCTTTAGTAATAACACATCTTTATAAGATTTAGTTATTATTAATAATTCTTCATTAGTTTTAGGTAATAGTCTTTCTCCTTGTATATAACTACCTGATTGTATAAATCTAAATTCTTCTCTTAATGGAAAATAGCATTTGTATTTACCATTACCTATTCCATAAACATAGGAAGGGTCATTATCTTTATAATTATAAAATCTTGATTTATTTAACCATATATGTTGTACAGGATATACATAATATAAATCTTTTTCTTCTAAATGATATTGTTGCCAATAATCAATGTCTTTTTGGTTAAATCTTCTTTTTTTAATTTCTATTAAAGTTTCTAATTTATGTATAGTAGGTCTTACTAATTTATCAATTTCTTTAATATCATCAGATTGATAATCTATGTCTAATATTCTAAAATCTATAAGTATTTTATTAATTGCTTCTTGATATTTTAAATTGTATTTTATCATTACAACATCAATACAACTCCAATTATATCCATAAGCAAAATCTTTAAATCTTAATTCTCCAGAAAAAGCTATATAAAATCCACAATCTGCATTTTTATCCTCTCTTAAAGGATTTGTAAATTTTTTATTTAAATCAGGGTCATGTAAATACCTCTTAAATATCTCACTTTGAGAAACTTTCTGTAATAAGGTTTTCTTATCTATATAAGGTATTAGCATTAATATTTTTGATTTGTTTATTTTTATTATCTATAGGTTAGTTTATTTAAAAAAGGTACCATATACATTTATTATATATAGTACCTTTTAAAAAAAAATTAATTAATTAAATTTACCTTAGAAAGGCATATCATCATCAGTAGTATCTACTAAATCAGGTTTTGCAGTATTTACTACTTTCTCTAATACAGGTTTAAATGTAAAATCATTTTGATAGTTAAAACTACCTGTATAATTAGCAAAATGTTTAGAAAACTCTGATTCTGGTTGTAAATTACTAGCTCTAACAAAATGCTTATTATAAATAGCTTGATAAACATTAGTTTTATCATCTTTTTCTACTTCTTTCATACCTAAAAGTGCATAACATTCATTATTAGGAGCAAGTCCTAAATATTTTTTAATTTCTGTAACATTACCTTTTATAAGGTCAACCCATTTAGCCAATTTACATTCATCTTTAGGAGCTATGTTTAAATGTACTTTTAAGAAATGAAGTAATTCTGCTTCACCTTGTTTAGCTACTCTATTAGGAGTTTCCCAAAACCATGCCATTTTAGGATTTTCTTTAGTACTACCATAAGCAGTATTTCCAGTATTTGAAATATGTTGGATATTCCCATCTTTAGATACAACATCTCTATCTGAAATTAAAAAATCTAAAGATTGTTTTTGATTATAAGTAACTTCATTACCATTAATAATTGTTTTACCGCTAAATTGGTATATAAATCTAACTCTTGAATAATCTAATTCTTGAATTTTAATTCCTGTATATTCTTGTTCTTTAGCATCTTCTTTAATTGTATATCCTAATTTAGCTAATTCTGCATTTGTAGGATTTACTGCTAATACTTTAATTTTATGTACTCCTGTGAATACTAATCTGTTATTCTCTACTGATTCATTACTATTGTTTACTTTCATATTTTTATTGTTATTTATATGTATTTTTTGTTATTTTTAAAATTTTTAAGATAAAAAAGGGAGCATTTAGCTCCCTTAATTACTGTTGTTACTGATTTAATTACTTAATTCTTACAATTCTTCATCTTCTACCTCTACTTCACTTTGAATTTCTGTAGGTTGAGTTTCTGTTGCTACTGCTTCTACTTGTGCTGTTGCATTACTACCACCAAATACAAAATATGTTTCATTATTTTCTTCTACTTTAGACAGGGTTAGAGCTGTCTTAACATCTTTTGTAATTTGATTAGTATTAATCAAATAAGCTTCTAGTATTCTGTGAGTAATTAAAGTTGATGGTTTACCTTGTACTACTTCTTTAGTATTAGGATTAACTCCTGTTCTAGCTGTACCTAAGTATTTAGCTGTTTCTTTAGGAGATACTTTAAATGCAAATTCATTAACTGTTGCTAATGTTGCTTTAGGGTTTGATAAAGCATCTATTCCACTTACTTCACCTAGTTTTGCTACAAAATTCTTTGTAAATCTAAATGTTCCATTACCATTATAAGTAATATCTTGTTTAATTTTTTCTACTTTTTCTTTTTTAACTCTAGGAGTTCCTTTAGAAGCTGCACCAATAGTAGCATTTGGGTTTTTTGTTGTACCTTTTACAGGTGATAAATTTTTAAAATCCATGTTGTTGTTTGTTTGTTTTTTAAATTGTTGTTGTTGTTATTTAAATTTCTAATGCAAATATAGGGTATTTTTATAATACCATGCAAATTTATTTTTATTTTTTTTCTTCTTTTGATATTGATTCTGTTTCTATTCCATAGTATTTACGGATAGTTTCATCTACTAATGCTAAACTATTAGGTATTCTAAAGTCATTAAACATACCTATTGGTGTCTTACCTGAACTACCTGCTGCTTTAGTTAAGAAATAATGTTTGTTCTCTCCATTATCCCCATATTCCATTTCTGTAAATAAACATATTGGATAGAAACCTTCTGGCATTTGCCTTTTAGATTTTTTACCAATTACAGATAATACTTTCTTTTCTTTACCATCTGTATCAGTTATTAATTCTACATGACCCATAATATATGCTATTTGGTCATTTCTTAATACTGTATTACACAAAGTATTTAATTCTATTACATCATTAGCTACATCTCTCCAATTATCAAAAGTAAGTTTTTTTCTATCATTATATTCTTTATATGCTAAATATATATTAATAGTATCTAAACTTATAGATTTAATTGTAGGAGTTTTAGCTGCAAATTCTATTGCTTTTTTAATTACATCTATATCTGATGTTTCAGTATAGTTTTTATTTTCTTTACTCCATTGATTACTTGGAAAAGGTAATCTTTTCTTATCTAAATTTATAATCATATGACTTTTAGGGTCAATACCATTATATTCTGGAGTTAAATATTTATAACTCCCATCTTTGTTTATTATAGTACTTGTAGTTTTTCCATCACCACTCATACCAAATATTCCCACAGTTATTCCCATTTATTTTAATTTTTTACTTTTTTAGTGAAATCTTTAATTTTTGTATATATATCTTCAATATCTTCAGGTTTAGCAGGTAATTCTTCAAAATACCCACATTCACCTAAAAATCTCATTGGAATACATATATTATCTTTTGCTCCTCTATTCTTAATTATATAAACAAATCTTATTAATTTACCTATACCTTCACCTAACATATATCCTTTATAACTTGGTAAATCATATCTAGCAGGATAAAATGGAGCAATTACTATATTAGCACTTTCTTGAGTATTCCCACTTTCTTTAAAATCTTCAAGGTTAGGTCTAATATTACCAGTTTTTATTCTATTTATATCAGCTATATCTCTATTAAATTGAGAAATTAATACAGGGCTTAATCCATAATTATTTCTTAATTCAATACAATATTCATCTAATTTATCAATAGATTGTTTTTTGGTAGATTTAGTAGTTGTACCTGCTATTTGTTCTGATTTTATAAGTCCATAATGGTCAATAACTAGTAAAGTTATTTGTTCAGGATTGTTAGCTACATAAAATTTAACTTTTCTTTCTTTACCTTCTATAATTTTAGTAGTTTCTTCCCATTTACCATTTTCTTCAAAATATTGTTTGGTTTGTTTATAAATACCTGTTGGATTTATGGAATAATCATATATTTCTATATTTTCTTCTATGTATTTATAATAAGGTTCTAATAATTTAATAGCATCTTCTGTTTCTTTAGGTATAAATTCAATTTCTGATTTATCTTTAGTTCTTTTAGCTGAAATTATTAATTCAGGGTCTACTATTATTCCTTCTTTAATATATAACAACAAACTAGCCCATTTAACTAACTTACTATTAATATCTATTTCAAATGAATAATAAAATACTTTTAATTTTTTCGTACTATCAGGATTGTCTAATAACCAAAATAAAGGACTTATTATAAAAGCATAATCTACAAATGCTGTTTTACCTACTCCTGTATTACTACCTATAAGTATATATTTACTTCTTCTTAATCCACCTAAGTAATAATCTAATTCTGTAAAACCTGTTGGAATACCTGTATTTTTACCTAATTTACCATCTTCTATAGTATCTAAAAGTTTTCTATAATAACTCATTATTTTATTTAATTATCCTAAAGTTTCTGTATTATCTGATATTTGAGTACCTAACATTTCAGTATTATCTCCATGAACTTTGTCTTTTATTAGTTCTTCCCAAATTTCCCATTGTTTAGTTATAATAAAATTCTTTAAGTTACAAGGTGCAAATTTACCAAAATGTGTTTTATAGTCTTTAACTATTTCTACTATCTTATAATGTAAAAGCCTATCTTGATGTATTACATCATTATAAGATTTTTTACCTTCATCAGGACTAATAACTTTAGCACTAACAGATACTCCATTAATAGATACAAATTGTGGATAAACTTCACTTAATTCTTTAAAAGCATCTCCAGCATCTATAGCTATTAAATTTAAAAAAGATTTGCTTACTTTAAAATCTTCTATTCTTAACTTATTCATAGAACTAGGTGGAGTTATTTTCTCTATATACCCTATTTCTAGTAATGTAGTTATATCATCAGCAGTTATTGGAAACTTACCTTTTTTAGCTCTCACTAAATTATAAGATTTAATATCTTGTTTCCATATCAAAACTAATAAAAAGAATCCATTATTATCAACTTTTGGGTCTAATCTACATAAATACTCTGTATATCTTTTTATATCGTGTATGTTCATATTTTACTTTTCCATTGTTGTTTATTTAATTGTGTTAATAATTTAATTTAGATACTCTCTCTATTTCTGAAATTTGTAAAGTATCTTTTTCTTCAAATTCTCCTGTTATTCTATACAAATTTTGAATTTGATGTACTGAAAACATCATTTTTAATAATAGATTTTTTTCATCAAAAGTTTCTTCTAATATAATACTTTCTACACAATGTACTGTGTACCATATATTATCTCTTTCTATTCTAACTAATGTACTAGCATGGCAAGTTTTTCTATCATACTCTTTTCCATAAACAATTAATATTTCTGGGTAATATTTAGAGTTACTTTTTAATTCCGCTATTGATTGTTTAAAATGTTTTACCTCTTCTAAAATTTTATTTAACATTTTATTTTTAATTGTTTAAAATTATATCATTTTCTTCTATACTATTCCTACTATTCATTATATCTACTATCTCTTGAACTGAATTAACCCATATTACATTTTTACCTTTTTGATTTTCTAATATTGTTTTCTTTTCATGAGAATTTACTTTTTCTCCTTTTAGTCCTAGAAAATCATTTAAATAAACATTTATATGAATTGCACATTTATCAGGATTATTTTTATCAATTCTGTTACCTCTACCATTTTGTTGATTTACTTGTATCTTACTTTTAGTATGAGCTAATTTAACTGTTATTTCTATCCCTTCTACATTAAAACCTTCATTCAATGCTTTAACTGTTGATAATACTTTTAACTTACCTTCTTCAAATAATCTAATATTTTCAGATTTCTCTTTTTTAGATAATTTTGTATGATAAGCTCTTGAAACACAAACTCCTAATTTATTAACAGCATTATCAGCAGTTAAAGTATCTTCTGAAAAACAAATTAACTGTTTATCTGGAAAAACATTATGAATTTCTAATAAAGTTTCTATCTTACTTTCTAATTTAAATCCAAATTCTTTTCTTAATTTCATATAATGTAAAAATTGTAATGCTTGTATATGAACTATATTTGGGTTATATATATGATTATAATCTGCTTGATATAATTTTATTAATTTTTTCTTTTCTGCTCTTTTTCTAGTTAATTCGTTATTTTTCTTTCTTTTCTTATTTTCTAAATATCTATTTACTATTATATCTAAAGATTCTGATTGATAACCTTTAGATATTGCAAATTGTACAGCATCACTATGTCTCCATTCAGTACCATTCCATTGTGGATTTAATCCTTTAGTACAATTCATAGCCATATTGAAATCTAATCCAAAATAGTTGAATTTTTTATAGAATTGGGTATTAAATCCTTCATAGATTAATTTTTCTTCATTAGTTAAATCAATACCTAAGTTAAATATTAAAAAATCAGAAATAAAACCATCTCTTTTAGCTTCTTCTTCACTCATTCTATCTACTACTTTAGTATGTTTTAAGAATAAATGTTGTTTTCCATCTAATCTTTCTAAAGTACCTGTCAATCCCATAAAGAATTTTCTAGTAGTATCATTTAAAACAGAAATAAATGTAGTAGCTCCAATTCTATGAATTTCATCTATAACTAAGAAATCACATATATTCTTCTTTTTAGCGTAAGTATTAACAATAAATACTTTAACATTAAGCAATCCATGAATTTCAATATGCCCTTTTTTAGTTTTATTTCCTACCCAATCTTCTTTTAATTTAGCAGTAGGTACTACTATATGTGTAATATATTCAGGTTTATTTATATTCAATTTTTGAATTGCTAATATAGAAACATAAGTTTTACCAGTTCCTGGTGGATATATTATAATACCATTACCTTTATTTGCTTTCCATCTAGTAAGTGATAACTCCTGTCTTTCTAATTTTTTAATATTTATATCAAACATATTTATTTTACTTTATATGGTTTATAAGTTAGATTGAAATCTTCTGTAGTTCTTATTTTATTACCATCATCTTCTTGATTAATACTTTTAAATATAACTACAGGAGTATTAGATTTTTCAGAAACAGCTTCACTTAAAACTACTATAATATTACCATTAGTAATATGTTTAAAAGTTTCTCTATTAATTGCCATTAATATTATCAGTTTTAAATATGTTAATAGAAGCTGTTAATAATAAATAGTCTTTTTCATCTTCATCTACTAAACTTTCAGTAGTAACTGTTACATACTCTTCTAAAGATACTACTAAATCCTCTTTTAATTCTTGAACAGTTTGTTCTTGAACTTTATCTAATCCTAATAATTCTACTCCTTCTGAATCTTTATAAATAGTTCTAATTAGCGAATTAGTTATAAATTTATCATTTACCGAATCAATAGTTTTATTTTGTTCATCAATTACTCTTTTAAGTTCAACTATTTCTACTTCTTTTTCTGCTATAGATATTCTATAAGCTTCATCTCCTCTAACTAATTTTTGATTGATGTTTCTATAATCAAGAATTTCATTATTTAACATACTATTTTTAGTAGTTAATTCTAATATTTGTTGTTTTAATTTATTTATTCCAAACATTTTAGTTTTCTTTTATTAAATTATCAATTTCTTGTTCTGTATAACATTTTAATTCAGCTACTTCAATAAACTCATTCCATAATCCATTTTCATTAATAAAATCATTCATTAATGTTATTAATTCTTGTTCTTCCATTGTTTTTAAATTTTAATTATTCTATTTTTCATTATTTTTATATCCTTATTTAAATCTTGTTCTTGTTTTAATTCTAGTAATTCATTATTTAGTTGATTTAATCTATCTTTAATAGTAATTAAATATTCTTTCTTATTTTCATTAACTAATTTTCTAACTATAGAATTACAATGAATTGCTCTTTTAGCTATTATAGAATAATCAAATGTCATTTCACCTATTCTAACTTCCATTGTTTTAAATTCTGATTGAAATTGACACCAACATCTACTATCTAATCTACAATAACAACTACTAGTATAATCTTTAGCAGTATTCCATGTTTTTAATTCTTCTATAATCCAATCATTATTTTTAGCAATAAATTCATCATTTACTAGTTCATTCCAATATTTAGTCATATCATTATGATAATGAATACCACTACCTTCATTTAATGTAAAATACTTTGGTAACTCTAAACAAATGTTATACAAACATATTAATCCTTTTAAACCATTAGGTATTCTAAATCTAACTTCATTATCACCTCCACTAATATCCATAATATCTGTTATTTTACTAAATACATCATAAATTATATTATTTTGATAATCAGAATTACATTCTATTTCTATACCTACACTATATGGTAAATAATCATTTATATATTCTAATAGTTTAGGATTTTTATCTGTGAATTTCAATAAAACTTGAGGACAAGTATAAATCATTTCCTCAAGTTTTATTAGAATTTCATCTTTATCTCTGTTTTTACTATCTATAGTATTCACCTCTTCTAGTTTGACCTGTAGTAGCTTTTGGTTGTTCTTGTTCTTTTTTAGCTTTAGCTTCTTCAGTAGCTTTATGTACTTCAGGAGCTTTAGATTTTAAATTACTACTTATTTCATTAATTACTTTTTCTTGCTTTTTAACATCAGTTTTCTTAATAGTATTCTTTAAAACCTTCTTTTCAATTTTAAGATTATTTTCCTTATTTTCTACTATTTCTTTCTTTTCTTTTTCCTTTTTAGTTAAAGCTTTAATAATTAAATCTTTAATTTTATTAGCTGCTACAACTGAACTAATACTTTCATATTTATTCAATAAATCTTTAATAGGTTGTAATTCTTCTTTACTAGCAGTTTTAGTTTTTACTACAGTATTTTTACCTGTACCTATAACTACATTTAAATTTTTACCTATTTGTTTCCATTTAATTTCAGTCTTAGTTTCAGTAAATTTAGGTGCAGGTAATGGCTTATTAACTACTGGTTTAGTACTACTAACTACTTTCTTAGTTGTAGATTTAGCTACTACTTTAGATTCTTCTTTTTTAACTACTTTTTTAGCGTTACTAGGTTTAACTACTTTTTTAGGCTCTTGTACTACTACTTTCTTAGCAGTAGGTTGTTTAACTACTTCTTTCTTAGTTGTTTCTACTTTTTTAGTTGTAGCTTTAGCAGGTGTAGCTTTTTTAGTTGTTGTTGCTACTACTTTCTTTTTTGGTGCTGTCATTTGTTTTTGTTATTAATTATTTAAGCTGTTAATTGTTTATTATCTAAATGATAATAATTATACATTAATTCTTCTCTTGTTGGGAATCTTGTAATTTGATTTTCTGAACTATTTACAAAGATAGATACTTTTTTTGGTAATTTAGTAGGTATTCTTTCTCTTTCTTCTTTAGGTTTTAAATAAAAATCATTATTTATTCTTTTACCTTGTTGATGTAATAACTTAGCTATTGCTTCTGTACTTGTATTATAATTAATTAAATGAATTAATTCCCCAAAATATTTTTCTACTTCTTGAAATAATTTAATATAATAATTATCAGTTAATTCTTTACAATTTTTATTCCTGATAATAAAATCAGATATAAATCCATCTACATCATCAACATCAGTTCTTCTAACAAAATTTCTCAATTCTTGTAATTTATCTGCTATATTAACATTTATTTTTTCTATCTTATCAATAATATCTTGTTCATAAAATATTTTTTTATTATTGTTACTATATAATATATTAGCTATTACTCTATCCATTAATAGTTCATTTTCTACACTATCTAGTAATTTTACATGTATTGTATTTTTATTCATTCCTTTAAAATGTTTATAATTTCCTTTTGCTATTCTAATTACTTTTATTGCTTTGTTTTTAACCTTATTCCAAGATTTTTCTTTTCTTTCTATATCTCTTTTATCATTATCCCAATTTAATTTACTATAAATAATATCTTTCATTACATTACCCATAGTTAATAACTCCTGTTTTTCAGTTATATCGCCATAAATAAGATAACCTTTAAAATTAGGTATATCTTTAATAGTATTCATATCATAAGCTTTATCTTGTAATATATCTCTTACAGGAATAATATGATTTTCTCTTTTAACTGTTGTTGTAGGAGTTCTTCTACCTCTTCTATGTCTTTCATTATAATCATCAATATATTCTTGAGGTACTTTTAAATCTTCCCAACTAGGTAATTCATTACACATTATCTTATAAAATTCTGAAATAGTTTTAGCTATTCCTAAATCTTCTTTTTTAATATGTAACCATCTTCTATAGTCATCAAAATCTAATTTAGCTAATTTATAAATATCTGCTGTATCTACATATTCTGCTTTAATTTTATCTTTAAATTTAGTATCATCTTCTATAGTACCTTTATATAGATAATTATTTCTAGTTGTTCTATTATATAATTGTCTTGCATTATAGTTATAACCGCCTATTGTATCTTTTACAGGTATTTGTCCAAGATTTACTTTATAATTTATATGTAATAAATTAACACATGAGCTATAATTTAACTTAATAGGTAAATGAGCAGTTTTATGCCATTTTGTATCAGATATAAATTTATGTAAGAAATTATATTGAGATATTTCTATTTGATAGCCTTCATATAGACTTATTACTTTACTTTTACCTGATTCATTTAATAGTTTAGTATATTCTATAAAATTACCATTAAATACATTACTATGATTATTTTCTATATACTTTATAAAATTATCTAAAAATGAATATATTTTTGCTTTAAGTTTAGCTATATTATCTTTATTATATTCTATTTGTTCTCTAGTAGGAGTAACTTTTAAATCTCCTGTTTTAAACTTTAAAGCAAATGGTAAATCTATTTTATCTATTTCTATACCTTTATATTCTAATTTACCTAATTTAGATAGATTTAATGGATAAACTACTTTTTCTATACATATATGTAAAGTTTTTAATAGTTCATTATCTGGTCTATATTTATAGTAATCACTATCTAATATTTTATAATCATTAGTTAAACGATAACTTAAATTACCTTTGAATATAACATTATCAAAATAAATTAATTGCTCTTGACAAGCATTGATAAATTTATATTCATCTTCTTCTTCTATATAAACTTTAACTATAGTACCATTACCTAAATCTGTTGGTTTTTCATATAATAGTGTAGTATCAGGACAACCTGTTTCATCATTCATGAATACTATATATGAATATTCAATACCATCAAATCTAGTTGTTAAATAGAAATCCTCTCTATATGCTAAAGGAGTTTTACTTCCAAGACCAAAACCTCCTAGTTCATCATTTGAATTTTCTTTAGTACTTTCTAATAATTTTCTATAAATAGTATTAAATCTATCTACAGATATACCTGCACCATTATCTTCAAAACTAATATATTTACCACTATCATCATAATCCATAGTAACAATAACAGGAGTATCTACTTTAGCTTCTGTATGACTATCCATACAATTTGAAGTTAATTCTCTTACAATACTACTAATAGGGTCAGAATATCCCTTTAATACTATCATAAACATTTTAGCTATTTTATTCTGACTAAATGTTATATTATTAGTTTCAAAGTTACCATTCTCTTCTATTATGTTTTTATCTTTCTTTTCTTGTACTATTATCATTATTATTTATTTATTTTAATTTTATCACGATAAATTTTCATACCTTCTATAAACCATTGTCTTTTAGAATCATTATATAGTATATGTTCTTTAGCAATTTTATCTATTTCTTCATTTGATAATGTTAATTGTTTTTGTTGCCAATTAGCACCTTCAATCCTACCATACCATCTACCTTTATCATAGTCAGATATTTGTTTGATTTCATTAGCAAAAGTTATTTCAGCTTCTTCAATTGTTTCTTGTTTAGGTTTATTACTCATTATACCTTTTCATAAATAGGTGTAAACCATATCCTACAATTTCTTGTTTAGGCTCTTCTTTTGGAATGATTATTTTGTATCTTGTTCCAAATTTAGGTTTATTACCATGTTTATCCCAAAATTCTTTATCATATTTATACCAATTGCCATAACCATCTTTGTATTCTATTATAACCTCAACACTCTCACAACTTGGATTCTTAACAAACCATTCTAAAAACTCATCATTAATAAGTTGTATTCCATCATTTATCAAATCTTGGTCTGTTGTTAGGATGATTTTTTTATGATAAGTAGTTGGTAAATTATCACCTTTATGTTTATGTACATAAGTTTCAAAATCATCAATAATTAATAACCAATCTCCTTCTTTAATTTCTTCATCAGAAGTGATGTAAATATTTTCCGCCACCCAACCATTTTTAATAAGTTTTTCTTGGTAATCTTTTAAATCTTTATGAAGATTTATTTTTGCAATTTCTTCATTTACAATAGTAAAGGTTTTACCGTAAGATAAATCTTCTAAAATTCCATAATAAGAATACAACCTATTTGGTTTGTTTGTTGGTAATATGTGTATATTTTTCATTTATTTTATTTAATTTACGTTCTTGTTTTAATTCTTTATTTATTCTTTCTATATAGGTCATAATTTATTCATTATTATAATATATTTTTTCTGCTTTTAATTCTATTAATTCAGTTTCCATTTTACTAGATTTACCACCAAAAGGGTCTTTCATTTCAAAACAGTTATTATTATTATATAATCTTTCATAAATACAGTTACCAAGTTTATAATAATATAATTGAGGATTTTTCTTCATAGCTCTTAAATAATTTCTATCAAGTTTTAATTGTTCTTCAAATTGTTCTATTAATCTATTTTTCTTTAATATTGTCATTATATTAATTTTATTTGTAAAGGTTGAATTATATCTATTATTTTTTGACATTCTTTAATATAGAAATTATAATTAATATTATAATTATCTTTATCTTCAAATTTATTAAAAATAGTTACTAAAAAACCTTTGTTAATCATTTCACTAGTACCTTTTTTATAATATTTGATAAATGTATTACCATTAGTTGAAATATAATATCTAGTATTTCTTTGTTGTTTTTCTACTACTTGTTTATTATCTTTTAAATAATGTATTTGCCCATAATCTCCTTGATTAAATTTTTGTCTACCACAAAAATCATATATATTAGTATGATTTTTAATAGTTGTAGCAATAGGTATATTATTAAAGAAATATTCAGATAATGCTATAGGAATAATTTTAAATGAATTATCTTTATGATATGCAGGTTCACTACCTACTACTTTATCAATTTCAAATGCACCTTTATATTTCTTTTTACCATTAATATTAATAGCACAATAATTATTTACATCTCTTATTATCATTTTTTGATAATCATCATATTCTAATACTAATTTAGTTTTTTCTTCCCATCTTTTACAAATATTATAATACTCTTCTTCTTTATCTCTAGGAATTTTAATTTCAATACCATCAGTATTAATCATTATCACTTGAGAATCTTCAATATCAGCTAATTCTTCTGCTAACATAGCTAAAAGTAATTGTCCATTAAAAGTTATTCTCATTGTAAATAATGGGTCAAATAAGAAACTATTTATATCATTAGATTTACCATATACAGAATTTGCTGAAAGCTTAAAACCATCAGCTAGAGTAGTATTACCTTCTGCTTTAGCAGCTAATCTCATTTGTATTATTAACTTATATACTTCAATAAATTCTATTCCTAAATGTTCTATATAGAAATTATTAGTAATAGCTAAATTAGGATATAATGATGCTACATCTGCTGTCTTAATAATATATTTATCATCAGATTCATAAATTCCTGAACCACAAATACCATGTATTCCTCCTGAACCAAAATCATATTTCATTCTTTTATGAACAATAGATTCTTTAAAATCACCTTTTGTATCAGTAATAGTTAAATTCTTTAATTTGTTCAATAATTTATTAAACTTATCATCTTTAAAAGTAATATAATTTAATATACAATTTTTTAACTCTATTTTATCTCTATGAGTTCTTAATTTATTAACATCCCATATATATTTACCAGTTTTTTCACAATATAATTTAAGAATTAATCTTTCACCTATTTTACTATCACTAAAATTTGAACAATGTAAATCATAGGTTTTATTTAAAGTTTTTCTTAATTCAATTTTATTAATAGATTTTTCATAAAAAGCTAATGTAGCTAATACATCATTTAAATTATATTCTAATATATCATCTACTTCTTCTAATGTAATATCTTCTTTAGTATGTGGTACTTTAGATTCCATTACATTATGAAAATTCATACTAATTTCTAATGCTTTTAATGAAGTTCTTCTAGCAGCATTATTATAATGCCATAATTTAAATAAATCTAATTGTTTAATTTTCCAATCTTGTTCTTTAATACTAACAATATCATGAAAACTTGTAAAATTATCTTGTTTATCTATGATTTCTTGAGCTTTTTTATAAATATCATCAATTACTTCTTGTGGAGTAAAATCATATCTTAACCAAAAAGCCCAACTTTCTAATATATAATGAATAATCGGATAATCAAAATTAATATTATTAAATCCTACTTGATGTGTTACTGTATTTAAATAAGATACTAAAGGAATTAATTCAAATCTATCTTTATGTAAAACAAATTGATTAACTTCTTTAGTATCTTTATCTATATCAGTATATGTCCAACAAGATTTTAATGTTTCTATATCATATACTTTTACCATTATTTAATGACTTATTTCAGGACTTCTTAAATCTACATTATTATTCATTATTTTAATATCTTTAACTATAGAATTAAAATAATGTTTTATAAACTTAATAGCAAATTGTATTAATATAGCTAATAATTGTAGATTTATTTGTAAACTAACTTTAGTTAATTTAATTACACTAGTTTCATAGTGATTTTCAAATATATATCTAATTAACGCACTACCTATTGTTAATGTAAATAGTTGTACTACAAATATTGTAGCTATTAATATCAATATTTGTTTTTGACTTGTTGTTAATTTTATTTCCATTGTTGTTTTTAATTTATTATCTAAATAATTTAGTTTTATAATGATTGATTAAAGTAGGTTTTCTAAAACCTATAACTTTAAATTCTAGTTCTTTAATTTTTTCAAACATTCTAGCTATTGGTCTTAATTCAATGTATTTTCTTCTACATTTATTAATTTTAGCATTATTTGTATTTTTATTAGGATTTTTAGTAGCTAATCTTCTAGTTTTTCTATTAGCAGATATAGGTATTAAATTACCTTCATATATTTTTTTTCCTTCTCTAGTTACTCCAACTACAGTTACAGGTACATTTTTTTTATACATTTTATTATTTTATTTTTTTAAGTTGTTTAATTATATTATTAAATTTAATCATGTAATCATAATTTTCATTTTCATTATGAATATCTTTCATTCTATTATATATAAATTCTAAATGATTTACTTCATTTTCACTATAACTTCTTTGTTTTTGCCAATTTACACCTGCTATAAAAATACTAGCATCATGTTCATTCCATTGGGGTAAATTAGTAATAGTTTTTGCATAAGCTTTAGCAGCTTTTTCTACAATATCTTGTTCCTCATTAGGGATTGTATTGTCTTGTTTACTCATAACTTAAAATATTAAATTGGTTGTCTACCTCTATAATTGATATTGTAGATACTTGTTCAAGGATTTCTTCAAAAGTGTATTTCCAATTTTCATCTCTACTTGTTGCTAAATAAACAGCTTTTTCTAAGTCTTTTAGAGTGTATTGATTTTTTGGTTTGTAAGCCCTTCTACAATTAGGGCAAGTAACACTAACTCCACAATGATTACAAGAAGCACAACTACTTATTTCTATAATAGGCAACCCCGTAAATTTAGGTTTTGTTAATGCCACAATAGATTTAGGTATAATGCAACCATCTTTATCTAAAGGTTTATTTACCCAATAAATAATTCCATCACTTTCTACTGCTGAATATATTTTATCACTTTGTTTTAAGATTGTATCTTTAGTTATCTTTTTTATTTGTTTTTTTAAAATAATCTTTTATATCCAAATTACCTATAATATTTTTCAATAATGATTCTGAACTACATTTATCTTTAGATTTAAATGATAAATCATTAGATTTCATATATAAGTAATCATCTCCCCATAAAGGACACCAATTTCTTCTTACTACTAATCTATCTAGATAACCTATATAT